CGTGATTGTTTATCCATTTCCCGGAAGCTATTTTGTGGTGGAAGATATGGAAGCAGCGTTGGCTGCGGGGATAAAAATTCCGCCATTAAGCGATGGACAGAATACTGGAAAATTGCCAAATGAAAAAGTTTGGTTTAAGAATATGCGTATATCAAGTTATGACGAGGTAGCGGCGGTTGTGCATTGTGTTGATGGAAATATCTATACTCATTATATAGCGATTGAATTTGCTGAATATTTGAAGGCATTGAAAGAACAAGATGTCAAAGAAATCTCCAAGTGAACCCAAAAAGAAACTTAAATATTCTGCCCGTCAGTTAACCAAGTTTCTCAAAGAACTGGCTATGGAAGCTGAGTCGATTGACGATGAGGGTGAAACGATCACCAAGGGCAAGGCTCTTGCATTGTTATTGTTTAAGAAGGCTCTTGGTTATTCTTCGATACGAATTGGCGAAGACGGTAATCGTGTAGAAGTTTATCACAAACCTGAATCGTGGGCTATTCAGTACATTTATGATCGACTTGAGGGTCGTGTTCCGCAGGCTGCCACAGAAGAAAAGGGCGGTCCATCAATTGCTGAAAAGATCCAGGAGATTTCAAGAGCGAAAGCTAACGCACTCGCTAACAAAACTCAGACCAAACCCCGTGAATCTAAGCACCTGGAGAAAAAGTGATTAATTCACGTCCAGGTCTGGTTGCTGTGCCCACGCTTTCGGAACCTTTTCCAGATACACCTCCGATTTGGAAGTGTCCGATTACGGGTTTTGAGATACCGAAGGGTGTTGCTGCAAATCTTCGTTGGCGTGAGATGATTCTTAAAGAGGCTGAGAAGGACGAGGGTTTTCAACAGGATCTTTATTCGGCGAGTGCGGCGTCGATTCTTTTTTGGATAAATACTTTTGTTTGGACGCATAGATTATTTATCACGGGTACAGATGGCACAACGGTAACATGCGAATCTTTTGAAACTCATACGCCGTTTGTTACTTGGGCAATCCAAGATGAGCATATTTTAACTGTTGAGGATGCAGTTAATCAAGGTTACGATCTCTTAACGGATAAGAGCCGTGATATGGGGGCTACGTGGGATCAGGTGTCCGTACTTCATCATCAGTGGACATTCAAACAAGATCGTTCTTTTTTAGAGATCAGCCGTAAAGAAAACTGTGTAGATGTTCTTGGTGGTGGTAGCGAAGCTGGATCTGATCCCGGTACATTATTTGGGAAGCATGATTATATTCTTCGGTGGCAACCTGATTGGTTGAAGCCGATGTATGATCGAAAAAAGATGCACTTGTTAAATCTTCAAAATAGAAGTCGAATCGATGGTGAATCTGCAAATGCTTCCGCTGGATCTTCTGACAGACGAACGGCGATCCTCCTCGACGAAATGGCGAAAATGGCCGAGGGAGAATCTATTAAGCGATCCACCCGCGATGTTACGGCATGTCGATTGCCAAATTCAACACCGAACGGGCCGGGAACTGCTTTCTCTGCCTGGCGACAGTCAGGAAAAATAAAAGTATTCGTGATGCCCTGGTGGAATCATCCTCAAAAGGGATTGAATCGTTATACTCAACAAGACGAAGCTACGGGTAAATGGGAAATTCGATCTCCTTATTATGATCACGAGGCTGATGAGCGGTCGCCAAAGGAAATGGCGATTGAACTTGATATGGATCATATTGGATCGGGTGAAACATATTTCGAGGCTCATAATATAGAAGTTCATCGTAGTTTATTCGCCAAAAATGAACGAAAGCGATATAAGATTGATTTCTTGCCAACGATTGCTACGGTTCAGATTCCTACGATTCTTTTGAAAGGTCAACGGGCGACCATTCAGGCGAGAATATCAAAGAAAGGTCCGTGGCGAATCTGGTGTCCGTTGATCGAGGGGCGACCAGATCAGAAACGGAATTATATTTTTGGTATCGATATAAGCAAGGGACAGGGGGCGTCCAATTCTGTTATTACTGTGATGTGCGTAGAGACGCACGAGATCGTAGCAGAATTCGCCGATGCTAACGTACCGCCGTATGAATTGGCTCGTATTGTCTGTGCGGCCTCGTTGTGGTTCGGTGGCTCGCGGCACAACGGTCGTCCTTTTGTGATCTGGGAAGCCAATGGTCCTGGTTGGGATTTTGGACGGCAGATGGTAAAGGTCTATCAGTATCCATATTATTACATAGCCCGGTCGATGGGTGAACAAACTGAGAAACGTGGTAAGAAATACGGCTGGCATTCCAGCCGTGAGAAAAAAGAAATTGCTCTAGGTATCCTCCGTCGAGCTTTGGCTCACGGTGGAATTATTATTCACAGTGCCGAAGCTTTAGATGAAGCTCTTACATATGTTTATTATGATGGAGGGGGGATTGGCCCGGCAGTTTTACAGGAAGAATCAGCAGAAGCTCGTAAGTGTCATGGTGATCGTGTGATTGGCCTTATGCTGTGTTGTGTCGGTGCTGAGGAGGTCAAAGGAGTAAAACCAAAATCCAAAACTCCGCCGCCTGGTTCAATTGGGTATCGTCGTCAACAGGCCATGCAACGGCGTAAGCGACAAAGACGACGTAAACTAGGGAAACAATATTTTGATTTCCGATACGAAGGGGTAGCTTAATGCCTGCTAATGTGTCACCAAAAAAAGTCCAAGAAACGGTCCAAATAGGATTTAAACGATCTGAAAATTTTCGTAGAGCGAGACTTCTTTTTCTTAGACAATTTTGTGGACAATATTATGATGCTAGTCATGGTGAAGTTGGAAATGAACCATTGAATTTGATTTTTAATGCGATTCGGGTTCTTGTTCCGTATCTCGTAATGACATTTCCGAAATATGAAATAAAGTCACACTTTACAGCCTATCGTAATTACGCGGAATTATTGGGTCTCGGTTTGGAATATAATGCAAAAGAAATTAATATTCGTAATATTCTGCGTCGGTGGATCGTAGGTTCAATATTTACGATGGGTATTCTTAAGACTGGATTGTGCGAATCGAGTAGCGTCATAGCATTTGATGAAGACGATCGTATCGATCCTGGTACAATTTATACAGGACTTGTGGATTTCGATAATTTTGTATTTGATCCAAATACACATATTATAGAGGAAGGTAGTTTCCTTGGTGATCGAATTCGTGTGCCGCGAATTCAGCTTTTAGATTCGGGATTGTATCGAAATGAGTACGTGGAGCGTTTGCCACGTTCTGGTACAGAAGTAGATGATGGTTCTGAAAAATTATCACAATCACGGATTAATGCTCAAGAAGCGGGCGATCTCGAAGATTTCGTGGACGTAGTTGAACTCTGGGTTCCAAAGGCTCAGGCTATTGTTACTGTTCCCGGTTCTCGTGATACATTTGAAGATTATTTACGTGTGGCGGATTATTATGGTCCCGAAGAAGGGCCGTATACATTCTTGCGATTGACGCCGCCTGTTCCCGATAATCCATTTCCGATTGCCCCGGTTGGAATCTGGTATGATCTTCATATTATGGCGAATAAGATGGCGACAAAGATTATGGAGCAGGCCGACCGACAAAAGGATATTTTAGTATTTCCGCGTGCAGGAGCGGACGATGCTCAAGAAGTTGTAGATGCTCGTGATGGTGACGCGATTGCAGCGGATAATCCGGGTGAAGCCCAAGTATTTTCCTTTGGTGGACAGCAGCGGTCGAATGAAGCACATATGGCCCAGTTGCAGATGTGGTTCAACATGGCTGCTGCGAATCCAGAAGCAATGGGTGGAGTAAGATCTGATGCAGCGACGGCAACTGATAAAGGATGTGCAGGTATTTTTAACGCCCGAAGCTCGATGTGGAGATTTCTTAGACTTCCATTTTGAAGTCCAGTTGAAATCGATGTCTCGTATGGATCCGCAGATGCGGCTTCAAAAAGCGATGGAATTCGCTATTAAATTAATTCCAGCGGCAGCAATAGCAACCCAGACTTGTATGCAGATGGGTGTAATGTTTTCCTTCCCACGATTTGTGATTAATATGGCGAAGATGGCGGATATCGAATGGATGGATGAAGTATTCTATGATCCTGAGTTCCAGATGCAGATGGCAGAAATGATGATGCGTGCTCCCGGATTGGCTGGATCAAAGGGAGTAATAACGGGTCAGGGTGGGGCAGGTCCACTTACACAGGGATCGGCTATGCAAAATCTCCAACCTGGTCCTCCGGCTCATGGGGTCGGTCCGGCTCCGACTCCGCAGCAGACGAATAACCGGGGTGCACAAATGGGAGCAACTGGCTCCCAGGGCCAGTTACCTACAAATTTGACATATTAGGAGATGGAATTATGACGATAAAAACCGACGAAAAGTGGGAGATTGAAGACGATGCTCGTACTCTCCGCGAAGCCGAAGAAATCAAGGCTGATTCTAAACGGTTCAAGAAAGCTGCAAAGGAACTAGAGAAACAAGCAGTTGCAGCAAAACGAGCTTCGGCTGTTGTGAATGCGAAAAAGGGTCTGAATAAGGCTTTTCCTAGCGATTAGGAGATATAAAATGCCCCGGTATCTCTATAAATGTGATGTTTGTGATACACTCAGCGAAGAATTTGTACCTATATCACAGTATCAATCAGAAATTCCATGTCCAAAATGCAGAAATGGGATAATGATGAGGCGAGAATACGCAGGACAAGCTCCAGGTTCGTTTAATAGGGCATTTCATAAACCAATTGAAATGTTTTCTATAGCCCCGGAAACTCCTGCTGAACTTGCTGCTTTTCGTAAGCGAAATCCTGATGTAAAACTAACTGATCAGTTTGTTCCGTTAGCACGTAGTCGGTCAGAAAAATTACGAATACTAAAGAATGAGGGATATGAAGAACGTAACTAAGGAGATTTTATGAAAAATCCTTGACTTTCTGATGAATTTATGGTATGATGTATAGTAGGGAATCCTTGGTCTTACCTCCATCTAAATCTGATGGACAACTCACAAGGGAGAATTCAATGACGGTAGATGCAGAAAAGTATGAAGCAGTAGCGGATCACGACGCCGTTTCCATAGAGACCGCTGGGGCACGATTGAATGATGAGGCAAGAAGTAAACTTGCTTTATCTGTGAAAGGTAAACTGGCTGGTTTAACTGACGAGTCAGAACTTTCTGTGACTCCAGAACTGGAAGACGATGTTAGTGATCAAGACGCTGACGACCAGGATGCTGATGATCAAGGCGTAGACGATTCTGATGCTGATGATCAAGATACCGATGATCAAGATGCCGATGATCAAGACGTAGATGATTCTGATGCTGATGATCAAGATATTGATGGTGATGATTCGACGGACGACAAGGAAGCAGTTGACGAGTCAAAGAAAGACTTGAAACCTACCCTTCCCGAAGCGTATCGCAGATCTCTAAAGGCTTACCAATGGACTGATGAAGAAATCAACGCTGCTTTAGAAAACAATCCTGAACAGTTTACTACAACGGCATTGAAAATTCATCGGACCAGGAATGACGAGATCTCAAAATTTGCTGAGGCTGGTCGTCGGCTTCGGCAAGAATCAGACCAGACTTCTAATCAGCCGAAGTCTGATAAACAGTCTGATTCCAATTTAGCGGGGCTGCCAACGATTGATATGGAAGCTCTGATTGAGAAGTATGGGAATGAGGAAATTGTTAACGCTATTGCATCTCCTGTAAATGATGCGATTGCACAAATCAATCAAATTTTGCCGGAGCTTCAAGCTGGTGTTGCGGTAGTTCGTAACACACAGCAAGAATCGTTGCAAAAAGTGATTGATGGTTTCTTTGGAAGTGAAAGTATGGCTCCATATGCGGAGTTGTACGGGAAATCTGGGGTAGAACGAACACCCGAACAATTAACCGAATACCAAAAAGTTCTTGAACTGGCTGATGCGATTCTTGCTGGTGCTGCACAGCAGGGTCGGCAGTTATCGTTTGACGAAGCTATGGATGCAGCCCATTCAGATGTTTCACGAAATTTTCAGGCAAAAGCAATTCGCACCGAAGTAAAGAGTAAGGTGAAGCGGCGTAGTAAGAGTGTTACAC